TTTAGAAGACTCGGTTTAAAAAAAGAAAACGTAATGCAGCGTAGACACTACGAGGATCTTGGTAAAAAGATGGGTATGATGGTTGATTATCATGAGTATGATAATGAACATACAGGACTATTTACAACTAAAAGTGATTTACTACGTATAGTACAACTAGCTAAACTACGTGGTATCACACCAGAACAACAGTTTAATTTAAAAGAACACACACAAGATATTACAACATATCAATTAAAACAATTTGTACATGATCTTAATCAATACAAAAAAGATTATAACTTAATTGATTTTACAGACATGATTACAGAATTTATTAAATCGGATAAATCACCTAAGTTTGATGTTGTGTTTATAGATGAAGCACAAGATCTATCACAAACACAATGGACAATGGCTAAATCAATATGGAATAAGACAAATGATACATACATTGCAGGTGATGATGATCAAGCAATATTTAGATGGGCTGGTGCAGATGTAGATAGTTTTATTACACAAAAGGGAAAGATAATGCAGCTAACACAATCATATCGAATCCCGCAGGTTGTGCATGATATTGCATCCAAGATAGTAACAAGAATACAAAACAGATTACCAAAAGAATGGAGACCAAAAACGCAAAGAGGTTTACTTTCATATTATGATGACTTTGAACAAGTTAGAATGAAAGAAGGTAATTGGTTAGTGTTAGCAAGAACCAGATTTATGTTAAATGAACTTGAGGATAAGTTGTACTCGCAAGGATTGTATTATGAGAACAAATTTAAAACAAATAATGAACAAGAGTTGTACCTTGCTATAATTGATTGGGAAGATTTAAGAAACAATAAAGTAATTAATTATGAACAAATAAAAAGAATAGCTTCTTTTATGTCTCCAAGAAATTATCAAAAAGAAGAACTACAATATTTAGATAAAGATGCATCATATCATATGAATGAACTTTATCAGAAAAAAGGTTTAAACACACAAAAAGTTTGGTATGAGGCTCTTGATGCTGCTCCTGAACACAAAATAAGATACATAAGACGTATGAGAGAGAACGGTGAACAATTAAATAAAAAACCTCGTATAACTTTATCAACTATACACGGTGTTAAAGGTGGTGAGCAGGATAACGTAATTCTCCTGACTGATTTATCTAAAAATACACAAAGAAATTACGAACAAAATCCTGATGATGAGAATAGACTATTCTATGTTGGTGCAACTAGAACAAAAAATCATTTACATATCATCAGACCAAAAGACATATACAAGGGATATAAAATATGAAAAACACATACAAAAAACAAATAGGCGGTGACCACTACCGCTCAATGAAGATTCAGGCAAGTGAATTTATAAACAAGAACAACTTGCCGTTTGCAGAGGGCAATGCTATAAAGTATCTGTGCAGACACAAAGCAAAAGGGCAGAAAGAAGATCTATTAAAAGCAATACATTATATTGAAATGGCAATAGAGAGGGACTATGCAGAAACCGATATTTAAACCACAAACAGAGTGGCTACCACCAACAGATTTTCCAGATCTTGGAAAATACGATGAAATAGCAATAGACTTGGAAACAAAAGATCCAAATCTTAACGAAAGGATGGGATCGGGATCTGTTGTAAAAGTCGGTGACGTTGTAGGTGTATCATTATCTACAGGGGATTGGTGTGCATACTATCCAATTGCTCACGAAGGTGGTGGCAACATGGATCGTAAGATGGTTTTGAAATGGTTGCAGGACCAAATGAATACAAGTTCTACAAAAATTTTTCACAATGCCATGTATGACATTTGTTGGTTAAGATCTATAGGTATAAATGTAAGAGGTAGAATAGTTGATACTATGATTGCTTCAGCTCTGATAAATGAAAATAGATTACGATATGATTTAAATGGTATATCCAGGGATTATCTTGGTAAAGGTAAAGATGAAACTCAATTATATGAAGCTGCAAAGTCTTGGGGCGTAGACCCTAAAGCAGAGATGTACAAACTCCCAGCCATGTACGTTGGAGCTTACGCAGAGCGTGACGCCCAACTCACATTTGAGTTGTGGCAGGAATGTAAAAAAGAAATTTTACACCAGGACATTGAATCTATTTTTAATATGGAAACAGAATTATTTCCTGTGTTGGTTGATATGAGATTTTTAGGAGTAAGAGTTGATCAAGAGCAAGCATACAGAGAAAAGAAACTTATGTTAGCCGAGGAAAAACAATTACTGGGTAGTGTGTATGCTGATACTAAAATAGAAGTACAAATTTGGGCTGCAAGATCTATAGCAAAAGTATTTGATAAGTTAGGTCTACCTTATGACAGAACAATTAAAACTAAAGCACCCTCATTTACTAAAAACTTTTTATCGAATCACCCACATCCAATAGTCAAAAACATAGCAAAAGCACGTGAGATCAATAAAGCTCACACTACATTTATAGATACCATTCTAAAGTATAGTTTAAACGGCCGTATCCATGCGGAGATTAACCAATTGAGATCAGAGGGTGGTGGGACAGTCACTGGTAGATTTTCGATGAATAACCCTAATCTACAGCAGATTCCGGCACGTAACAAAGACCTCGGACCACGGATAAGATCATTGTTCTTGCCAGAACAAGACCATACCTGGGGTTGTTTTGATTATAACCAACAAGAACCACGTCTAGTTGTGCACTATGCAGCTCTACAAAACCTATATGGTGTTGATGATGTTGTACATGCATACATGGAGGGCGATGCAGACTTCCACCAGATTGTAGCTGATATGGCTGACATTCCTAGAACTCAAGCCAAGACAATTAACTTAGGATTGTTTTATGGTATGGGTAAAAATAAATTACAAGCAGAGCTTGGTGTAAATAAACTTCAAGCTGAATCTCTATTCAAACAATATCATTCTAAAGTTCCATTTGTTAAACAACTTATGGATGCTGTTATGTCTAGGGCTCAAGGTGCCGGTAAAGTTAGAACTCTTTTGGGTCGACTTTGTAGGTTCCATTTATGGGAACCAAATCAATTTGGTATTCATAAGCCCTTGCCTCACGATGCAGCGCTCGCGGAGCACGGACCAGGGATCAGAAGAGCTTATACATACAAAGCTTTAAATAGACTGATACAAGGTTCAGCCGCAGATATGACAAAAAAAGCAATGATTGAATTACATAAAGAAGGTATAATACCTCATGTACAAGTTCATGATGAATTAGATATTTCTATTGGTTCTGAAAAAGAAGCACAAAGAATAAAAGATATTATGGAAGGTGCTGTAGAACTTGAAGTTCCCAACAAAGTAGATTATGAGTTTGGAAAAAATTGGGGCGAAATAAAATGAGGTTTAACTATGGCTTATTTAAATGCAAATATTCCCTTGCAATATGCACAAATAAGAAGAGAATATCTCTATGATGGACAAAAACACCACGGAGAAGTGGAAGACTGCATTATCTTTGGTCTTACATCGATTGCAGGGAATGCTTTATTGTTTCATGCAATTATGGAAAATGGTGCTGTCTTCTATAGGCTCCCTATTACGGCCTTTATTCAAAAAGGTTTTAAACCACAAGATGTTCCAAGATATAGACTTGATGAGCTACAGCTTTGGAATTCTTTCAGTTATTATCCTGCTATTACTACTTGGGATGTTTTAGGTGGAATTAGCGGGAAATTCTACGGCAAAGATAGAAAATTTCACCAAGGAAAATATCTTTTTACAGTTGACTGGGGCCATCCAGAAGGTAATATACTAAATTCCGACCATTCGGAAATTCCGCACGAGCATAAGTGCGCTCACATCATAGCTCTTAATGACGGGAACTATGCAGCACAACCAAACAATCGATGTATATGGAGTCTTCCATCTTTTACAGTCAAGGATGAAATTCCTGATTGGAAAGTACAAACGACTGAATGGAGTGTGGAAAATACGGATAAATGGATAACAGAAGATTCCGATAAATTCTTCTATGATATTGAGGATAAAAAACATGATGATAAAAATTAAAAGATTCTTTAGAAAAATTTCTAATTGGATTGTTGAACAATATACTAAATTTAGTAAATAAGGTTAGTTTATGACAAAAAAATGTAAGGACTGTTATCACACATGTCATTGTGATGGGGACCTTCATGCGGATGAATACGGCGTGTGCACTTGTGAAAACTGTGAGTGTGAAGATGATAGGATTCAGAACTCTGAAGGAGTTAACGAGAAGAGCACAGATGAGAGAGCGACAAGCGAGGATCAGGATTAAAATTATGAACTGGTTAATAGTCGCATTGTGTTTAGTTATTATTTTTGTTGGAATTACTGGATGTGTAGGGTTCAATGGCTAAAAAAATAAAACAAAGTAAACTGGAGTGGTTTAAAAAAAATATTGTAATTGTTCCTGTTATAGCAGCTATTCTAGCCGGAACATTTACATCTATTAGATATGTACTAAGTTTAACGGATACTATTGAAGCAAATAAATCAACACTTACAGAAATGCATAGAGACATTAAAGACCTTAAAGAAAAAGTAACAGGAATACAAACAAGACTGTCGGCTGCTGAAGCTACATGGGAAATGGCAGAAAATTTATATAGACAATTGGCAGACCAAGTAAGAGAGCATTCATATGATATTAAAGATCTTAACCGTTAGTATTTTATTTTTTCTGTTTTCTACAACAGCACAAGCACGAAACGAATATCTAAACAACGGCACAAATACATGTGCTCAAGGCAGCTTTGATGTTTCTATTGAACAAAGAGATGATCAATATAACTACAATCATAATAGTCCTAGTAATAATTATGAAGGAACTGATGATGATAGATTGTTAAGGTTTACATACAGAAAGTATTTAGGAACAGCATGCACAGATGAATTTATTGCAGAACAAGAGAAACAAATGAAGATTAAAACTCAATTAGAGGTTATCAAAGAGTGTAAAAGAGTACCTAGAATTAGTCCTCCGCCTGCAGAATTTGCTGAATTAATTAATATGTGTATGAAAGTAGGAGTTATGTCTGCTTCTCACTTCAATGGAGATAGAGATTTTGACCCTAAAGTAAGCTATTGGACAGTATTGAAGAAGAAGTATTTAAAAGATAACCCAGATGTGGTAATAATGAAGGACCCGAGATTAAAAAATGCCAAATAAACCTTTAAAAATATCTGAAGAAGCGGCAGTACAAATGCCTATGAAGACAGTTGCCTCTTTAATTATGATGGTTGCGATCGGAACCTGGGCTTACTTTGGTATTAATGAGAAACTTAACCAGCACTCAACACAATTAGAATTAATGGAAAAAGATTTAGAAGCTAACTCTGAATTTAGGATTAAATACCCACGGGGCCAATTAGGAAAATCTTCTGGGGAAGCAGAACTTTACATGTTGGTGGAGGATCTTTATAAATCTGTTGATCGTTTAAATAAAGCTATCGAGGATGGAATGCATAATAAAGTTAATATAGAATTTTTACAGAAACAAATGAATAAAGTTTTAATTGATATTGAAAAACTTAAAGATAGGCAAAGAACTTTTGCCAATGGAAATGGAGCATATAAATGATAGAAACTGTGGTAGGACTTTTAATGTTTATTAACGGGGAAATTAAGGAACACCGTATTCAACCAAATATGGCTGCATGCTTACGTGGTAAGAGAGTTGCCGAGAGAGATTACAACCCAAGCGTGAGCTATAAATGTATAAAAGCTAAAGCGGAAACAGAGATTTATCTTGGACAAAAAAGTATTAAAAAAATTATCCTCGAATAGAAATCCGATGGCGAAAGAACTAAAAACTTCTAAATATAAACAACGTGTAGTTAGAGACAAAAAGAAGTATACTAGAAAAAAATTAATTAACTTTACGGATTATTAATGACCTTTGGCGGCGGACCTTTCGGAAGAGCATTTCATTTACACACAGAACTTGTGAATGGTGTTTGCCCTATGTGTCATCATTTATCTATCTTTGTAGGTGTGGAAGAAAACATTTACAGATGCACAAGCTGCGGAAAAGAACTTGAACAGAAAGTAAACGGAGTAATCAGCTATATTCCATCAGTTGCTCAAGGTGGGAAACTACCTAAACTCGATGTAATAAGAGATTACGATGGCTAAGAAGTACAAGTTTGGTGTCAATACATATGTTAAACGTACTCGACCTAAATTAGGGAGACATAAGAAACGTATGAATAAATCAGAAAAAAGAAATTATAAGCCTAGCGTAGGCCAAGGCAGACGCTAGTTTAGAAAGGTTCTAAAGTGGAAAAGATTGTAATGATCTCTCTATTATATGTAACTTTTACAGGAGAAGTTAAATCAACCAAATGGGTAGAAATATGGGAACCACAAAACTGTGCTAGTTGGTTTCATCATGAAGTTAAAACTAAAGAAAAAAAGAAAAGACCTTTAAGTGGACGCACGTATTACGTGTATAATGGTTATGGAACTAACGGGGAAACACTAGATGTGGTAGGTTTTAGATGTTCTGGACACTAATTATATTTATATTCTGGGTTGATATTATTTTATTTTTAATCCTTGCATTTGGTACGTTAATATATTATATAGGATAGACCGGGCGATCGGGAAAGGCCTTGAACAAAAGGTTTAATTTGTTCGATAGCAAAGTACCTGTCTTCATGAAAGCTCCGATAACAAGGAGTGCCAAGTTGGTAAGGCAAAGAAGACTTGGACCTGGGTGCATAAGGCGTATCGCAACCAACGTTACCTTATGCATAATGAATAAATAAAAGAAAGGAAATATGGCGATATACGCAGATTGTGAAAGTAAAAGAAAAGCTCGACTCAAATGGAGAAAGAGCAGAAAAGGACAATGGTGGGACCATCTATATAGTCAACGTCCTGAAGTAAAGGCCAGACGTCACGAACAATATATAAGGAGAAAAATCGATGGCAAAATTTAAATATAAAGTAATAGAAGAAGGAACAGATAAAGAAGAAACGATGGAAGCGATGAGCTTACATAAGTTGATTAAGAGACTCGATCCTAAGAAAACATTTAGAGTAGAGTATGAAAACAAGAAGTCTAATGACTGTACTAAACTTGTTTTTAATGGTACTTATAAAATAGTATGAAGCACAAAAGCTTAAGTCAAATGAATAAAGAGAAAGGTAGAAAGTGGGACGGGAAGTCTCGTCCCTCTACCGAACTATATAAAAAAAGGTGGAATGAAATATTTAATAATCCTACTGCTAACGACGAGCGGACTGGAACAGATAAAGTACCCGATAAAAAAGACTCTGACGTGTGAACAACAGATGATTGAGTGGCGTGATTCAAATGTCACGTATCATGACTCACGGAACACGGACCGTAAACAACAGGGTTGGTACACAAAGAAGGGAGACTTATGGGTTGGACACATTTGCGAAGGTTAAAAGATAAGTTTGATCTATGGCATTTATTGTATAGAACAGAAATTGTTTTAACTTCAGCAGGATTTATTGTCGGTTTTATAATCGGCGCTATTATATTTTAAAAAAACCTATCTCTACGAGGGAATCGGAGATAGGTATAAAGGTGAGAAGAATCCCCCATACCATATTTCTGCCACAATTACAAGCTGTTAGTTTCGTAACAACCATATTTGGTAGCTAACTTATAGGTATTTATATTAAATTCACCTTCTTTTTGAAGAAGTGTAAGTCCATGAACATGGCCAGCCTCAGCACATTCATACCAAGAGTTGTATAACTGTGGCATTTGTACCGCAGGTTTACATTCTCCAGTTAAAAATGAGCACACCTGTAATATTAATAAAAATTGCATTGACATTTATAGAAAATCCTATATGTTATTGGTTATGACAGATATCAGTAAATACAGAAACGTGTCGTTAACGCACGAAACATACAACACTTTGAAAAAATTGTCCAAAGTTTTATTGCCTGGCAATACTGCTTTGTCAATTTCTAAAACAGTTGAAACGTTAACAAACGAGAAAGCAGAGAAATTAAATGGGAAGATCAAAAAGTCGGGGAACGGCAAATAGTAACGCTATTCAGTTATTCGGAAATAGAAAGGAACCCGAAGAGTTATTATGGACTGCTGTCTTAGCCAAGGCTGTTGATGATGCCATTTATACATCTGATTACGACGAAGCTTTAAATGCAATTAGTTGGATCGAAGGAGAAGGTAGAGACTTCAGATTCGTATGCCATCTAGCAGGAAGAGATTCTAATTACGTTGTAAAAAAACTTGCAACTAAAATTCTAGAAAGAAAAAGAAAGATAGAAGATTGGAAAGAAGGTATAAGGACAAGAATAAATAATGGAATGGCGAAGAAGAATGCTATTCTAGCTACTAAAAATAAAATTGGTGGTTTAAAAGGAAGAAAACATAAAGGAGGGTATCATAGTGGTAAAAAATGGGGACGTAAATGGTATACAGGTTCCGATGCCAATAACCAAACCCTGCAGTAATTGCAGTGGGAATGGTTATATTAAGATAGATACAGTTAATAAGAAAGATGATATAAAACAGTGCTGGGTCTGTAAATCCCAGGGAGAGGTAAAAGAATATGTGCAAAAAGACGTTGATAGTTTTATTTACGATTTTTATTTTAACCGGGTGCAAAAACGTTGAGTTTGACCCGAAAACATCAATTATAAAATGGACTTTTCAAAATAACGGTAAAAAGAATGCAGAATAATTTTGATTACCTTTGTGGAGTCTTTGATGGCGAAGGTTCTTTTGGAGTCTGGTCAAAGGGAAAAGAAAAATCCCCTGCGTTCAGAATGCAGGTAGAAATGGCTGACGGTGATGTGGTTCTTAAATTTTTACAACATTTTAAAGCTGGATCTATAACGATTCGAGTTCCTAAAGAGGACAAACATAAGTTAATGTACCATTGGAGAGTTAACGGCGATGAAGCAAAAAACATTGTGCGATCAATGCTTCCGTTTTTATCTAAAAGAAGACAGGAGCAATTTCATAAGGCAGCATGATTAC